GATCTTGATGCAGCATCACTTCAAAGAGTCGATGAATTTGTATCAAGATATGCTTGAGTCTGGTATTGCAAAGGAGTGTGCACGTAATGTGCTTCCTTTATGCGTAGGGACAAAAATGTACATGTCGGGAAATCTCAGAAATTGGATTCATTACATCCAACTGCGTTCCTCCAACGGCACCCAGAAGGAGCACATGGACATTGCAGAACTTGCGAAGCAGCATTTCATCTGTCAGTTCCCAGTCATCTCTGAGGCGCTTGAGTGGTGTCCTGAGGGTGATTGCGGATGCCCTCAACATCTTGACGAGTGCAACTGCATTCAACCTGCTCTGAGGATCGACTGATGTATGAAGAACTAAATTCATTTGAGGAAGCACTCAAACATTTTGGCACTAGAGTTGAGTACACTATTGCTATGGAGATGTCAAGGAGAATTACTCCTGAGGATGCCTACCAAATGATCAAGGACGAACTCAAAGAAGTTAAAAAGTGTCGTAAACTATTCAACAAGGAACAAGCATAATGCCTTTATATAATGTAATAAATAAGGTCACGGGTGAAAAACAAGAATTTCGCAAGACCGTTGCCGATTATGAACAGTGGCGTGTAGATAATCCTGATTGGGATAAAGATTGGCACGCTGGTGTTGCAGGTACGACTTACGGTAAACCCAAACAATCCGATGGATTCAAGGAAGTAATGTCGAAAGTCCAAGCAGCACACCCTAAATCAAACCTCAGTAGATTTACTTGATATGGCAAGAGCAAGAAAGAGAAACACTACGAGCAATCCTGTTCCTTCTAACATGAGTGCAAAGCAGATTAAGAGAAAGAAACCTCTTGATAAGAGTTACATGGTTCCTATTAAACCATTGACTCCTAATCAGGAGACTGTCTTTGAGCAGTACAATGAAGGGCAACACATGCTGTTGCATGGTGCTGCAGGTACAGGTAAGACGTTTATTACACTCTATCTTGCTCTACAAGAGGTGCTTGACGAATACACTCCTTATGATAAGATATACATTGTAAGGTCTCTTGTACCTACAAGAGAGATTGGTTTCCTTCCTGGGGATCATGAAGATAAGTCTGCTTTATATCAGATTCCATACAAGAACATGGTAAAATATATGTTCAGTATGCCTGACGACAATTCGTTTGAAATGCTTTATGACAACCTCCGAGCGCAAGAGACTATTTCATTTTGGTCTACTTCTTTTATCCGTGGAGTTACTCTTGACAATGCCATTGTTATTGTCGATGAGTTCTCGAATCTCAACTTTCATGAATTAGATTCTATGATTACTCGCATCGGTGAGGACTCTAAGATCATGTTCTGTGGTGACATTACTCAATCTGATTTGGTTAAGAGTAATGAAAAGAACGGAGTATCGGATTTCATTAACATCCTTCAACAGATGCGTGAGTTTACTTGCGTTGAGTTTGGTATCGATGATATTGTTCGCTCAGGTTTAGTTAAATCTTATCTACTTACAAAATACAATCTTGGTTTCTGATGTTTAATTTTATTGATGTTGCCCTCAACGAACACGTTGAGGTTCAAGCTGTGAATGATGATGGAGTCAGATACTATCCTATCCCTGGTGCAGATAAATATTATCCGAGTGTAACTTCAATCACATCGTATAAGAGCGCAGACTTTTTTAAAAAATGGCGCAAGAAAATTGGTGAAACTGAAGCGAATCGTATTACTGCTAGAGCAACACAGAGAGGCACTGCCTTTCATAGCATCACCGAAGATTATATCAAAGGTGTATTAGATTTGGAACAATACATGACAAATAACCCATTGTCTGTTAGAATGTTTCAGTCAGCAAAATCTACGCTAGATCGCATAGACAATATTCATTGTCTAGAAACATTCTTGTATTCGCATTACCTAGGTTTAGCGGGTCGGGTAGATTGTATCGCTGAATTCGATGGTGAGTTGGCAGTAATCGATTTTAAAACTTCAACTAAAGAAAAAAAGGAATCATACATCGAGAACTATTTTGTTCAAGAGACTGCATATGCAGCAATGTTCCTGGAAAGATCTGGTTTAGAGGTAAAGAAAATTGTCACAATTATCGCCACCGAAGAAGGAACTATTCAAGTGTTTGAGAAGTACAATCTTGATGACTATTTACAATTACTCAAGTCCTACATTGAAGAATTTGTTAGGGGAAGAACTTATGCCTAAAGACCAAGGAGACGATAAGTTTCTTACTCCCATCAAATTCTCTCAAGAGATTGAGAGGTTAGTTAAAAGGAGTGATGGTTTGATTTCATACATTGAGGCAGTAGTAACTTACTGCCAAGAGAATGAGATTGAAATAGAAACTGTCCCTAAGTTGATGTCTAAACCCCTCAAAGAACGTCTGCGACATGAAGCAGAGCGTTTAAACTACATGAAGAAAAGATCAAAAGGAGTATTGCCACTGTGACTGGATTTGAAGTGTATCAAATGTATCTTGCATTAAAAATGCACTTCACCAAAGACTCTTATGATTTTGTAAAGTATAAAGGCAAAGTATCTGCCTCTGAAAAATCATTTGAAGAACGTCGCGACCGCTATTTCTTTAAAAAACTAGCGACAAAGTATGAAGGGAGTAAAATCCTAGACTACTTTGTCGCTAATTTTATGGATAATCCTAAGGGATATATCAGATCATTTAATGACGGTAACTACGAAAGGTGGAGAATTAATCAAGAGTCTTTCTCGTATAAATTTAAACAGGATGTACATCTTCTATTAACATATTTTGAATCCCCGTATCAAGATAAGTTTGACAAGATCTTTGAACTAAAAGAAGGTAGTCACCCTCCACTCCTTAAACATTATCTTTCGGGAGAGATAACGTTAGAAACACTCGTTGTATTTGAAACTTGCCTAGGATATGTCAAAGCATTTGACAAGAAACTAAAAGATCCTATTTGGAAAGAGACTCGTAGAAGAGTACTGAAGTATCAACCATTTATAAAAGTTGATTGCAGCAAATACAGGGAAGAAATATTGACAGTAATAAGAACAAAGTTATGAGTTTTTTTAAATCGGAACAAGTACAAACAAATTTACAAGACATCTTTGAAACTTATCAGGAAGTCGCATCAATGACTTCCCAACTAGGAAAGATGGATAGAGAAGAGCGATTAGAGCACATTCAAGACTGTAAGGTTCTTATCGACAAACAAAAGACTTTCTATGGTCGATTGTGTCTTGCTTCATCAGAAGATCCTGAGGCAGCAGACATGAGGACTAGGATTAATGCACTCTCTCAAGCGTTTGGGTATCGCGACCTTGGAGAATGCATGGATGCCATGTTCGAGACACTTGAACAAGCGGCACAGAGGGAAGTTGACACCTGATACATAGTATGCTACGATAACCCAGTAGCAAACAATCCAACTACACACAACAAATACGGAGAATACTAAATGTCTTTCGCAAGTCTCAAGAAGTCGTCAAGCAAGGGAGATACCTTTGCCAAACTGACAAAGGAGATTGAAAAACTGAATCAGCCTGCTGCTGGTTCATCTGCTGACGAGCGTTTCTGGAAACCAGAGATGGATAAGTCTGGCAATGGTTATGCTGTTATCCGATTCCTGCCTGCTCCTGATGGAGAAGAGATGCCTTGGGCAAAGGTCTGGAGTCACGCATTCAAAGGTCCTGGTGGACAATGGTACATCGAGAACTCCCTCACCACTCTTGGTAAGGATGATCCTGTCGGTGAAATGAATCGCGAACTGTGGAACAGTGGTCGTGATAGCGATAAAGAGATCGCTCGTGCTCAGAAACGTAAACTCTCTTACTACTCCAACATCTATGTTGTGAGTGATCCTGCTCATCCTGAGAACGAAGGTCGTGTCTTCCTTTATCGTTTTGGTAAGAAGATCTTTGACAAACTGACTGAGGCAATGCAACCTGCATTCGTCGATGAGTCACCTATCGATCCTTTCAACTTCTGGAAAGGTGCTGACTTCAAACTGAAGATCCGTAAGGTCGAAGGTTACTGGAACTATGACAAGTCTGAGTTTGCTTCACCTAGCACTCTCTGTAACTTTGATGATGACAAACTGGAAAGTATCTGGAATGAAGGATACTCTCTTGCCGAGTTTGAAGATGCTAAGAACTTCAAGTCCTATGAGCAACTACAAGCACGTTTGAGACTGGTTCTCGGTAAGACTTCGACTGCATCTGCTCCCACTATTCGTGAGGATGAAGAGGAAGTGTTTGCTAAACCTCAACCAGTAGAAAACTGGGGTGAAGAAGTTGCAGACTTCCGTCAAAAAGCAGTCGCAGCATCTCCTGTAGAGGATGAAGATGATACTCTGTCTTACTTCGCTAAACTTGCTGAGGAAGACTGATGAAAGTTGCTATACTTTCTGCTTTGATGCTCATTGCTAGTGCTTCACCTGCACTAGCACATCATGAAAGCATTGGTGATAGATCTAATCGGAGAGCATATCGTGATGTGTATATCGAAAAGCATTACTATCACCCTCCGAGGCATCGCCACTATCATTGGCATGGAGATGGTTCGTATCATTACCATCCTCATAGAAAGCATGGCAATCATCATAGGGGACACCATGAGCATAGGTATCACCGACACCCAAGGGTTCCCTTCCTAAACATTGAGATCCATTGACCAAAACGAAAACCGACCTTTGATTCCCTGAAACGGCGGAAAAAATCCCCGCCAATTTTTGGGTTTCTAGGGTTTTCTGAACTGTTGCTCTAGTAAAATACGCATTAGACTATTTCTAAGCATTATTAGTGCTTCCTGTTCATAAGCGTCACCGCCAGGCCATTTCTCAAGATAAAAACAGACGGACTTGTATGTTAAGTACAGTCCGTCTTTTGACATTTCTATGGGTATTAAATCTTCTGGATTAATATCCTCCACCGTAATATCCTCCACCAGAAGAACCAGAACTGCTAGAACCGCTGGATCCGCTAGAACTAGAAGAACTCGAACTACTGCTAGAAGAACTAGAACTTGAACTACTGCTAGAAGATGAAGTAGAACTACTGGAAGGAGATGACGTAGTTGTTGTTGCAGTTGTTGATGCTACTGATGCTGATGTAGAACTTACTACACCTACTGATGCATTACTAGGACCATTGTCAAATGAAGTTACAACATCACTAACTGCTGTACGACTTCCACTACCAGTAACGCTAGTATCATTATTAATAAATCTAGATGACATACTTAGAGGGGTTTTCTTATTTCCAAATTTATCAACTTCAGCATGTAGTTCATACTCAAGGAGTTCCTGCATCTCTTCTTGCATGATATCAACCATAATTCCATTAGGAAGTCCAATCAATCTTTTTTGTTCGTTCAGGTAATTTTCATACTCATAGTTTGATACGGGATATCTAGACTCTTCTTCAGTTTTGATTGAACCATCGGGCATAGTAGCTCTAAAACCAGCATTCACGTCAATACCCTTTTTAATGTAAACGATATCTTCGTACATAATTTCATTTGTTTCATAATGATGAATAGAATCAGGATCTGAATATGCCTCTGATACAAATTTCTGCAGATTTCCTTCAGATTTTGGCCACTGACTATAGAAATCTGTAATATTATTAGAGAGAAGGATAACCCAATCTAAGAAAGGATCTCCATATAGACGATTTGCTAGAAATGACGGAGATTCTCCATCTCGAATAGAATACGCTTCAAACGATGTGACATATCGATCTAAGTCATCTCTTGCCTTAACTCTACGGAATATGTTTTTTGTGAGACGATATTTGAATGCCTCGTTAGAGGTTACGCCTTCACCAACATATACATTTGGAAAATAAGAAAAATAAGATGCCATGTTAGAATCCGTCGTTAATGTCTACTGTAGTGACAAGTTTGGTTTCAGTAAATGATAATGTTAGGTTTAATGCAGGAACTTGTATTGATTGTTTGGGGTCAGTACCAGGTTTTTTGAATGCTGTATACTGACCATCTGGAGTATAATTAACTTGAATACCAGTACATACTGACGGATGAATTTTAAAGTGCATGAAATCTTTGTCACCGTCTTTATCTGCCTGTCCGTCTGGTCTTAGTCGTATAAATTTGATATTGAAACTATCTGGTACTGTAAAAAATCTATTACCAGAAAGACTTCTAGCTAACTTTTCAATATCTTTTTTGCCAGCAGTATCATCACTACTACCTATATTTGGTACAGCACCTTCTTTGAAGTAGTTTAGAATGCTTTGCATTTCCTTTGCTTCTTCTGGACTTCTAGCAACGAGTTTAAAGTTGAAGCTATGCTGTCTAAAATTAATACCAGTGAAGACGTTTTCTTTATATGGATTAAATACTCTACCTCGTGTTAATGCTTGGAGTGAATTTGCATCAATTCCTCCTGCTAGTCCTCCCATTTGAGCAGCACCGTTGATTGCCCCTGCAAATGCTCCTGAAGCAAACTCTGGTAGAACAGCACCAGCAGTATCACCGAGAAGTTGCGCCATGTCTTCTGTGCTTGCCGAACCATTACCGACTGCCTGAATTGCAGCAGCACCTGCAGCACCGAGTTCAACTTGACGATATGATGGGGAGTATTGTGTTTGTAGTCCCTTTGGCATAGCAAGATAAACTCTATTTTTATCTAAGTTTCTCTTTGCCGAATTAGAACCAGGTAGACTATATCCTCTGAATCTATTATCGTCGTATTTGACACTTGTTCGTTGAAAACAAACATAGTCAATTGCTTCTGTAGCACCATCTTCTGTGCTAGCAGAACCATTTTCTACTGGTGCCTGTAATGGGTATCTGTATATTGCCAACAGTCGGACCTAAATATAGTGTGACCTCTATATATTTATGCGCTATTATAAAGGAAAATACAGACCGTCTTTTCCTGGGAAGTATAAAGGCGATCCTAGTAATGTGATTTATCGCTCTTCTTGGGAGTATAAATTTATGAAATGGTGTGATATAACACCATCCGTCCTAGAGTGGGGCAGTGAAGAGATTATTATTCCATATGTTTCTCCAGTTGATGGTAGAAGACATAGATATTTTCCAGATTTTTACGTTAAGATCAAAAACAAAAAATATCTGGTTGAAGTAAAACCACTTAAACAAACTAAAGAACCCAAAACTCAAAAAAGACATACAAAACGATATATAAATGAAGTAGTGACGTATGCTGTCAATCAAGCAAAATGGAAAGCAGCAACAGAATTTTGTATGGACCAAGGTTGGGAGTTTATGCTAATCACAGAAAAGGAACTTAAGGTATAAAATGGGCATTCCAAGGCAAGAATCTGCAAGATATAGTTCTCTTCAGGAGTTTATTAGTTTTTCTAATAAAACTGATACCTCTCCTAGTTTTACTAACTTATTTTCGGTGCATTTCTCTACTCCTCCGATGATTGCAAATGAAACTCGGGGTAATAAATTTAAACCTGAAGTTGGTGATATGTCATTGCTGTTGGATTACTATGCAAAATCGGTAAATCTTCCTAGCAAACAAATTACTACAGGTCAAGTCACTACTGTTGGTGCTGGATATAAGATTGCCACGGGAACAGCATTTAGTCAAATCTCCATGACATTTACTATTCCTCGTTCTCAACAAACACGAAACTTTTTTGAGAGATGGACAAGTTTAATGGCAAATGATGCCAATCAATATACTGATTATTATGATACCTATTGTGCTCCTCAGGTAATCATTTATAAGTGGGAAAGAGGTGGTGGAGATTATGCATATTCAGATCCAAAATCTATTAGGGCACTTAGGCAAAGTGGAGATAACTTTTTACTTGCAAGAAAGAATAAACTGACTGCTGCTTGGGTATTAAATAAAGTATTTCCATATAACATTGGTTCTATTCAGTTAGATAATGCTCAGGCAAAGACAATGGATCTTAGTGTTCAGTTTTATTATGAGAGATATAGGTTCTTTACTGAAGATCAATTTGATGCTCCTGGAGTAAAGGATACTATTACTATTCCATCAGGTGGTGGTGATAGTGATGGGGAATACATTGCTGGAGAAACTGCTGGAAACAAAACTGTCGATAACAGGATGGGTGGGGACGTGAGGACCAGAAGTCTTAATACTGACCTGATTCAACAATATATCGATACCTGAACCTCCATAAATAAAATTACTGAATTGAATTTCTATGGCATTACCTAAATTAAATGTACCTAGGTACAAACTGAAACTGCCATCTGATGGCAGAACTGTGAATTATAGACCGTTTCTTGTTAAAGAAGAGAAGTTACTTCTCCTCGCTACTGAAACAGGAGAGCAAGACGAAATTATTAGTGCAATCAAAAACATCATTGCACAATGTACTGATATTACTTCAGTTGATAAACTAGCAACATTTGATATTGAATTTTTGTTCTTACAAATTCGTACAAAATCTGTTGGTGAAAACGTTGCTGTAACGGTGACTTGCTCTGATGATGGAGAAACTGAAGTTGAAGTTTCAATTCCTCTAGATGAAATTAAGGTTGTAAAAACCAGAGGTCATAAAAAGGAACTGAAACTTGATGATGAGATTGCCGTTACTATGGGATATCCTAATCTCGCATCTTTTGTAGAGATGAATTTTGGAGAAGATGTCAATCAAATTGATCAGATCTTCCAAATGGCAGCAAGTTGTATTGAAACAATTGCTGATGCTAATCAAATTTATGAATGTAAAGATGTGCCAAAATCGGAAATTTTAGAATTTCTTGATCAACTAAGCAGCAAGCAGTTTGCAGAACTTCAAAAATTCTTTGAAACTATGCCTAAACTGTCGCATAAGATCCAGGTAACCAATCCTAATACTGGGGTTGAATCTGAAGTTGTTCTTGAGGGATTAGCGAGTTTTTTCGCGTAGCACTCCTTCACAACAGTCTTCGTTCTTATTATGAGGGTAACTTTTCATTAATGCATCACCATAAATGGAGTATCGAACATATCGATAATCTGATGCCTTGGGAAAAGGAAATCTATGTGAATTTGTTAATACAATTCTTAAAAGAAGAAGAACGTAGAATGAAGGAGCAGCAAGCAGCAGGTGGCTAAAATACAACCCTATAAACTAGTTAATCCTGGAGCATCGTCCATCACGTCTCCAGCAGTTGCTGCTGCAAGGACGCAGACATTAGCATTTAATCGTCTTGGCACTACAGTTAGCTCTTTATCGAGTCTAGTTGGTGATTTAGGGAAAATCTCTACTCTAACAATTAAGAGTAAGGAAGAGAATAAAAAAGCAGAGAGAAGAGATCAGCGTAGAGAGAAAGATTCTTCTTCTGAAACTAAGCAAGAAGCGAAAGCATTAAAAAAAGAAGGTAAAGATAAGAAATCAAAGTTAGGTAAAAAGGTAAAGAAAGGTACTAAGGGTATTTTTGGGTGGATTGAAAAATTTCTTGGTCCTATTGGAGATTTATTACTAAAAATTGCTGTATTTTCTCTTGGTACTTCACTTTTAAAGTATCTAAGTGATCCTGATAATGTTCAAAAGATTAAAACATTCTTAGATAAAGCACTTTTTGTTTTTGATAAGTTAAAGGGGTTTGCGACTAGCATTTATAATGCTTTTACTTCTGGTCTAGATTGGATCTTTGGTAAGGAGAGCACTATTGGCGAACGTCTTGAAGCGTTCGGTAAAATTGCTCTTGCAATCGGTGGTATTGCTGGAATGCTGGCAGCAGTCAGTGGTGTTAGAGATCTTCTTCAACCAGATCTTCCTGTAGATCCTCCTGATCCAAAAAGACCAAGAAACCCTGACAAACCTGATAAACCGAGAAAACCTACACGAGCAAACCCTTCTGGTGCTGATCCTGATATAGACGGTCCTAACAAAAGACCAAAGGCATCTACTATTCTTGATAAGTATGGTGATCTTGCAGAGAGACAATATAAAAAGATTCTTGCAGAACGTGGAGATGAGGCTGCAAAAGCATTTGCTAATGCATTAAATGACAGTGGTGGTAACATCACCCAAGCAACAAAAAAATTCAATAGATTACTAAAGAAAGGTGCGTTCAAACCTATTGAACCCCCAAAACCAGGTGCTTTAACAAGAATAGGAAACTTTTTTGGTGGTGCTCTTGATACTAGTGTCGATCTAGGAAAGAGAGGTCTTGGGGCACTTCATAGAGGATTGAAAGGACTTCCTGATTGGGCAGGTAAGCAGTATGGTAATTTAAGCAAAGCAGCTAAAGCAGGTTGGGAAAACACTGTTAAGGCAACTCAATTTATTGCAGAAAAGGGTAAGAAGTGGTCAGCAGCTGCAGGAAATGCATTTAAGGGTGGACTTGAATCACTAGGAACAGGTGCTAAGAACTTTTTCCTGGAGAAGATTTTAACTCCATTAAAACCAATCATTGACCCTATAGCAAATAAAGCAAAAAAAATCGGACAGGGAATGTTCGATATGCTCAAGAAACTGCCTGGGATGGACAAGGCAACAGAGATCCTTAAGAAGAAAGGTATTGCTAGTTTTGGTGATGTTGCAACAGCAGGTTCTAAGTTAGGAAAAAGAGCAGCAGCAATTCTTCCTGTTGTTGGTGGAATTGTAAACCTTGCATTTGCTTATGATAGGGCAGCAAATGGCGACTCTATTGGTGCATTGATTGAAGGTACTTCTGGTATCTTAGATGTTGCTGGTCTTGCTACAGCAGGTGCTGGTAACGTAGCATCAATGCTTCTTGACGGATATATGTTCGTTCGTGATTTTGTTCCTCAATTGCAAGAGGGAGAAGAAGGAGTTGTTGATGCTATCGGTGCAAGAGGATTAAAAACTGATATTGATAAGGTATTATCAAAACTGCCTAATATTGGTGAGATTATTAATACCCTTATGGGTAAAGCGAAGGAAGATGAAGGACAAGAAGTTCCTGAACAAGAGATGTTCCTTGGTGGTGTAGTTAAGAGTGTTGGTAATGCCATCAAAGGAGTTACAGGTGGTATTGGTAAGGCAGTTAGTGGTGTTATGCAAAGTCCTATTGGACAAGTGCTTGGAACTGCTGCATCGTTTATTCCTGGTGCTGCACCTATCATGGCAGGCATTAATACACTTGCCACGGGCAATCCTATGGCAATGTTAGGAATGATTCCTGGTATGGGTGGGATCATGGGTAAGGTTGGTGAGTTTATGTCAGGACCTATAGGTCAAATTGCTTCTAATGTATTAACTGGAAACTTTGGAGGTGCTTTGAGTACTGGACTTGGGATGCTTAGTCCTTCTTTAGGAGGATTTGCCAATTCTGTATTGAAAGGTGGATTGAATCCTATGAATATGATTCAAGGTGCTGCAACTCACTTTGGACTTGGTGGACTTTATAATGCAGTTACTGGTGCGATGGGTGGAGATATGATGTCTGCTATGGCAGATATAGCAGGACAGATAGGAGTTGATCCTAAAGTTATTGGTGGGGTTAAAGATGTAGCATCTCAAGCATTGTCTGAAGGTGGTATATCCGCTGAATATGCTATGAATCAGGCGTTAGACTTTATTCCTATTCCCGTTATTCTTGAGAAGTTGGTTCCTATTCCTACTGCTGTTCCCATAAATAATGGTGGTGGTGAAGTAGTTAAAGCGACTCCTTCTAGCATAACGACGAGATCACAATAATGGCAACTGTACAAAAAAGTTCAAAAATTAATTTTTATAAGTTCGTACAGGTCAAAGATCCCTCGGGCAGTGCTGATCCTGACGTAAAAAAATCTGATATTGTTTTAGCGAAGTCAATAAACACGAATACTCGTGCAATCAACAACCTAGGAGAGACTGTAAATTCTCTCGGCAAAGTTCTTGTAGATCTTAAAAAAGTTAGTCTTAGTAACTTAGAAGCACAAAAAAAGGATAAAACTCAATTTAAACCAGAATTTACAACACCAAAGAAGGAAAAGAAACAAGGTGGTCTTGTATCTGGTGTCTTATCAAAAAGTGGAAGTTTCCTAGAAGGACTTCTTGGTTTATTTGGTAATCTGTTTAAAATAGCAGTTGTCATTCCAGTTCTTAAATGGTTAAGTGATCCGAAAAATCAAGATACAATTGTAAAAATCTTAGACGTCATTAAGACTGTTGTTCAATTTATTTTTGATTGGGCAAAATGGAGTATCACAACTACCATCGATGGTCTCTATGATTTACTTAAAGATGATGCGACTTGGCAAGAGAGACTTTTAGGATTTGGTAAAGCAATTGTTGGAATTGGTTCGATTGTATTAGGTATTAGGTACTTAAAGAATCCAACTAAGATTATTACTGATATTGCGAAGGGTGTTCGTGCTCTGATTAAGTTTGTCACTCGTGGCGGTGGACGAGGTGGTGGTGGTCTCCCTGGTAGACGAGGTGGTAGAAGGGGCGGTGCTTTAGGAAAAATTCTGCTTGGTACTGCAATAGCAGGGGGGACAATGATTGGTCTCAATGCATTAAATAATAAAGACGAAGAGAAATCCCAAGGAGGTTCAGTCAAGAATCTTCCAAGTAGATCACAAGGAGGATGGATTAGTGGACCACAATCAGGATACAAGGTATCTTTGGACGGGGGGAGATCAACCTCGTTCATCGGACATGGAACTGAGTATGTTGCTAGAAAGAGCAATGGGGGAGCTTTCGTCGTTCCTTTTAATACTCCTGGAACAAAAACGCAACCTCACTTAACTCAGAAGAGACTTGGTGAAGCAAGAAGTCAGGGATATAAAGTTCCTGGTAGATCTCAAGGAGGAAAAGTTCCTGAGATGGCTCTTGGTGGTGCGATGGGTGCTGTAGGAAATTGGTGGAACAGTCTCACTGGTGGTGGTGGAAAACCAAAAACAACTACAACCGAACCTGTATCGAAGAAGGGGCAAGAAGAAAAACCAGTTATAGGTGCTGGTTTACAGGCAGTTGCTGCTGGTGGTAAATGGGCATTAGATAAAGGTTTTACTGTTGCCGAGCATCCAAACTTTAGAAAGAATAATCATAGTGGTAGTGGTCCTAATAGAGGAGTTGGATTTAATAAAAATGGTGGTGAAGCAGTTGGTGGGCATAGTTCTGGTAGTCTTCATTATAAAGGTTTAGCAATTGATATTACTGATTGGAGAGCTGGTGCTTGGAAAGCAAGAACTGCACAATTAGCAGAGGAAGCATATCAACTTCGCGATAAAATGAAACTATCCCAAATCATCACTGATGGATGGGGATCATGGTTTAAAGGTGGTGGTAAGACTGGACCTGGAAATACAGGACACCCAACTCACTTACATCTAGGTTTCTTAGATGGTATTAGTTCAGGTATTCAAGGTGGCAGCGGTAATACTAATATGCCTGCTGCAGCAGGGGGTTATGGTGCTATTCTCGATCTTATTGGTAAGAGAGAATCTGATAGTGTTGGAGGATATAACGCAGTTAATCAGGGTGGTGCTGATGGTGGCCACACTGCTCTTGGATACAGTGGAGACTATAGAAAGGCACCATTTAATCCATCTGGTAAAGAACTAACTTCTATGACCGTTCAGGAGGTCATGGACAAGCAATATGATGATGGAACCATGAGTGATGCTCAGTGGAAATCATCTGGTAAGTTACATGCTGTCGGTCGTTATCAGTTTATTGGAAGTACTTTAAAGGGTTTAGTTGACCAAGGTGTTGTTAATAAAACAGATCAGTTCTCACCAGAAACTCAAAATAAACTCGGTGTTGCTTTAGTGAAACAGACTGGAGGTAACGTATCTACATTGAAGAGTACCTGGATTGGATTGCAACATGAAAGTGATGCTGCTGTTTCTGCAGCAATGAAAGCAGGTGGTGCTACTACCAGTGGAGGATTTGGTGCTGGTTCTGGTACTATGAGTTCTAGTAATAGCAGCAGTAGCAGTTCTTCTTCTGGAAGTATGGGGAATATGATTCTCGGTGGTCCAACGACAAGTGTTAAAGGTGGAAGAACTAAAACTGCAGCACCACAACGCGATGCAGAGATTAAAGCACGGGGCAGACGAGGCAGTCTTTCGAGATCAACTGAAGAACGTAATGAAGCAAGGGAGAGAATAAATGAAAGAACACGCGAGATGGTTGGTGCTGTCATAGAACAAGTTGGCCAATCAAATGGTATGAACTC